GCCATGACTTTCATTTTTTCAATTTCGTGTTTATGATCCGCTTTTCGAGCAAACGAATCAGTAATCGCTGGAACCGCAGAACCAGCAAATCCAAGTAGTGAACCTAGTATTGATAACATTATTACTCCTATGTCAGTTCAAAGTAACTAAAGCGGAATGAAGCAACAAACGTAATATATTCCGTTCCGCTTGCAGTAGATTCAAAATTTATATCACCTAACGCCACAGGTAGCGCGTCAATATATCTTACTGTTTTTGTTTGGTTGTTATGGCTTGAGAGAATTGACAGAGTAATATCTGCATTTGTGGGTATCTCACTTCCTCTTTTAATAAAAGCTTGATCACCCATATTTGTACGTTGGTTTCTACGAATCCATTCATACATCTCATTATAACTTTTTAAATCTTCATCTAAGAGTATCGTAGCTGATAGTTCATTAATCGTAAGTGATTCACCAGGAAAAGGTATTGACTGCATCCTTCTTACAGGTAACTCAGCTGCAGGCATAATCAGTCCAGGATGAGTAATCTGTTGAGCAAAAAACTCAAGATTAGGAAAGTTTTTGCGATCAACTACGAGTTTAAAACTGGTAGGCTGAAGATAATTGAAATTTGTAGTAAGTGCCATGCTACTATTTATACACGTTTAGATAAAAAAAGAGGCGGCAAAAGCCGCCTCTAACGTAAAGTTTAAGTACCTTATGCGCCGAGGATGTTGTCCACGCGGAAGATACGATAGTATTGGTTGGTCTTTGCTGTTGCAAGACCGTTTGATGGTGTTGAACCAACGAATGGGTTTGAGACCATGCCGTAGCGAGTCTTGAATCCAATCTTTGGCTGGAATGTGTCCTCACCGACTGCACGTACCATTGTGAGCGGTACGTATGGGCAATAGAATACACCTGCATCATATGGGTTTGTACCCTTATATCCAACGTTGATGTAATCGCCGTTTGAATATGGATCGATGTATACACGCATGCGACCGTTCAGTACACCAGCGAAGGTGTTACCTGTGTCGTCTACGTTGAGGTTTGTTGACATTGCTGGTGTGTAGTCCATCATGCCTGAAGCTGCAAGAGCAGAAGCGACGTCAGAAGAACAGACCATGAAGTTGCCTTTTCCTCTCCGTGTCTCTCTAGCAATTGTGTTTGCTTCACGCTCGATCTGAAGGATCAGACCTTTGAACTTCTCAACTGACCAACGACCATCGGCATCTGTCTGAATGTTGAAGATACCATTGATTGCTGTGTTAGCTGTACCCGCACCAGTTTTGGCTTGTGAGTTAATTGAACGCACAACTTCACGGTTGATTTCAGCCATGATTTCTGTTGACAGAATGTTAGCAAGCTCTGTCTCAGCGTCCAGACCATGAATTGCTTTCAGGTCCTGTGCCAGTTCCAGAGTGTATTCTGCTTTCAGAGCGCGTGACTTTGCGGTCACTGTGGCTTTTTCAATTGTGAAGCCCATTTCAGCGAACTGAGGCTGACCTGAACCACCCAATGCTTCAGCTTCTGCTGTAGTATGTGGGTCAACTGTTGAGATTGGGTCACCACGTGAGTCATCAATTGTTGAATCACCGTCACCGTCTGTCAGACCTGAGAGACCTGATGGATCAGTTGACTGTGAGCTTGTTGATGAATCACCTGAGTAGTTAACCACTGCTTCGTTGAACAGTGCTTCGTCGCCATTACCTGCGCCGTCTTTTGTTGTTTGGAAACGAGACTTCATCGCAAAGATGAGGCCTGTTGGACCAGTCATTGGCTGCACACCGCAGATGTCGTATGCCATCAAGTTTGGCATTGCACGACGTACGAGTGCGATCAATACTGGGTTCCAGTTAGCGGTTGTACCTGAAGTAACAGTTGTTGTATCGTTGGTTTCCATGATCATGCCTTCTTCACGAAGTGCTTGTTCCTGGTTTTCCAACACAGCAGCTGTTACTGCCTTACGATGCTGATCTTGAATTGCGCCTGCTGATTCTTCGTTCAGTACAGGTGCCCATTTCTCCATCAACGTGTCATATGAGACTGTGTTTTGAATCATTTTGGACTCCCAAATTATTTCTTAGTTCTTTGGATTGCAGAAAGGTACTGAGCCATTGTATCAGAAGCTACAGCTTGGACATCGTCGTCAGTTGTATCTTCTTCAATGTCAGCAGACTCAGCGGATTTTTTGGTGAAGTATGATTCTTTGATTGTAGCAACTTTCTGTGTGAAAGTTTCTTCATCATCAAAATCAACATCTTCAGCCAATTTCTTAAGTTTTTCAACTTGAGTTTCAACCAAACCATCAGATGCTTCAGCGATAATTGCTGCACGCTGATACTCTTCAAGTTGTGTTGCCATTTCAAGCTGCTTTGCGATAGCAGTATTGTGTGCTTCTTCAAGCTCTTCTACTTCTGCCGCTAATTCGTCAACCAAATCAACTTTTGATTCCGGTACTTCGATGTAAGATTCTGTGAACAGATCTTTTAGATTGTTCATGAACTTCTCAGCGATTTCGGTGCGTAGACCAGTTTGGACGGCCAACTTATTGTCTTCCATCCACTGCTCGACCACGTAGTTCAAATAGTTGTCGACCTTTTCAACGAGGTCTGACTTTGTAGATTCAATCTCTTCTGCCAGTTCTTCGTTGTACTTTTCTTCGAGACGATCAATCTCTTCAGTCAGCTTTGACTTAATTGCTGCTTCAAAGATTGTTTCTGCTTTTTGCTTAAACTCATCAGAAAGTGTAGCTTCTGATTCTACAAGAGCGTTAAGATCCTGTGAGAAGTCGACCTGATAATCGATTTCAGCGATTGTTTCGCCTTCATCAACATCTACGTCTTCATTTTTCATCATGTTGTGATAAGATGCCGTCAATTTATCTTTCTTCATTCTTGACATCTCTTTATACATGGCGTTAATCATGCCAGCCTTAGTCCTTGGCATTGGATCTTGCTTTGTATTATCTGCAGCAGTTCCACCAGCCATTTTACGTTTTGGCGCTGTACCTGTTGCGTCTGCAGCTTTGTCTACACTTGCGACTGACTGAGCTTCAGCATTTTTTGGATCGTGAGTTGCCATTTCCATAACTTCGTCTTCAGTTACTTCGTCATGGAGTTCAACATCCTGATCTTCGATTTGATTTTCATCAGTCATAATTGACTCCTTGTTTATTTAGTTTTAAGTAACGAGAGGAAATTCTTAAACTCACGAACCTGCGTCTCATAGAGATCGGCACGTGGAGCTTTCTTAATTTCAGTCTCCATTTGTTCAATATGTCTAGCTTCGATAATACCGTTGTTCCAAACCCATTCGACACCTTCCATAACCCCATTAACAAAAGCATTAGGAGCGGATGGATCTTGAACAATGTCTACAGCATTTAACATAAAGTCAGGCTGTACGATCATTGCGTTATTTTCGCGTGCTAAACTTCCCATACCACGAGTCGAGACGCCTAATTGAACACCGCCATCAAGAAGACCTTTTACAATCTTACCCATTGGAGTTTCCAAAATAGTCGCCTTACCCACAACATCATCACCTTTAAACTCTAGGCGATCGATCTTGTGAGAAACCTTGTCTAAATTAACGGTCGGTCCTTCAGGGTGATTAAGCTCACCAACAGCTCGACCTCTGGCTACTTGCTCAGTATTGTATTTGTTCAGAGCTTTGTCCAAAATCAGCTTTGGATATATTCGACCGTTACGATTCTTTTTATTTGCTTGCATGAAGACACCTTCAATGGCATACTTCTTGTCGCCCTTCTCATCAGCCTCTGTTAAGACTTCAAGATTTTGTTCGGTGTATTCTGCAATAAGTTTCATATTAACCTCTCGGAAAACTACACTTAGTTAATTTTATAGCTGCATTTCCTGCAAATATTTTTTCAAACTTACCTTTATGGATAAAAACCATATTATTTCCTGCAAGTGTAAAACTACCTTTCACGTCAGTTGTGCCTTGCTCTAATAGAGTAACTAAGTATGCAGTAGCTCCAGAATTCGAAACAAGAACGACTTGCGCATTGCCCACGTCTGACGCAGCGCCTGAGGTAGTTCCAGCGTTTTCTTGAGCGCCCAAAGGTGTAAAAAATACTGACATGTTATCCTCTAAGTTATATAGTTACAATTATTTATACTTTTGTTATTTTTTACCAAGATCAAGATTCTTCAGAATCTTCGTCCTCACCATCTTCGGGATCCCATTCGAGTCCATCATCCTCGTCGGTTTCATCTCCGTCGTCCATTCCGAGTTCATCATCAGTATCGGACTCTTCTTCCTCTTCGTCCTCCACCTCCGTTTCGTCATATTCTTCGTCTCCATCAATGTCAAGTTCTAATTGATCATCATCAATTTCTTCTTCATCTTCTGGATCTACGCCGTTGTAAACTTGATCTGCAAGTTTTATCTGTTCTTGATCTAGTACATCAGACAGTTTTACTGTCATGACGTCAGCAAATGTATGATTTGCCTTATTAAAATCTTGGTCAAGCGCCTGTTGAATCAGGTCCTTCACTGCTTCACTCATCAGAGTCTCCTTCATTTGCATCAGGGTCTTCACCCTTGATTTCTTTTGCCATTCTTTCGATATCATCGTCTGTTAGATGTAGGACATTTTTCATGACCCACTCTTTCGAGAAGTATTCACCCACATAATTCTGAACTCTGTCTAAACTTTCAAGTCTGTTTGTTAACATTTCCGCATCACGAAGTTCAGCAAAGTGATTATCTTTTTGATAATCAATTGTAAGATCACTTTTCCATTCATTCCAATCTTCTTCAGTAACAATACCTTTCATTATTAGCTGAGTTTTAAGGATGCCATAGAAAAGGTGAGAAAATCTTGCGCGAAGTCTTTCAATAAACTTTTGAAACTTAAGTTCGTCTCGATTAATCTCTGTAGATCTACCAAGAATACCTTGTACCGTTTCAGTATCTAAACGAGAAATAGGTACATTCAATGAGCGATACATTTTCTTTTGAAAGTAAACAATATCTTCAATTTGTCCTAGATTCTCTCCGCCTGAAAGAGAACTAATTTCAGTGCCTCTTCCACCTTCACGTCTTGGTAACCAAAAATCTTCAAGCATTGACTGGTGTTTACGATCGTCTCGTATTTCTCCAGTCTTTGCATCGTATACAAGTTTATTACGATACTTTGCCATGATGTCTTTCATATACTGTTCAGCCTTACCACGTGGTAAGTTACCAACATCAATATAAAAGACTCTTCTTTCAGGCGCTCTTGCTAGACGATAGATGACAAGTGCATCTTCCATCATGCGAAGTTGATTAATTGGTTTCAGCGCTTTATGAAGATGTGATACAATCTTTTTACGATCTTCTGTTAATAAACCTGAAGTTACGTAAGATACTGAATCAACCGTCATTTTTACGCCAGATGTTGATTGACCTGGTTTTTCTTGATAGATAAAAAACTCATCAGTCTTTTCAACAAGTTTTGCGCCTGTAACAGGATCTTTTTTGTATTTGACCTTTTTGACTTTACGCATTTTTGCAGAATCAATAGGTCTGATTTCTTGTATACCAAGTTTTGGATTAGTCTCATTTACTACAAGATGATGATAAAGACGACCGTCAATATACCACCTTCTAAAAATATCGTGTCCTAGCTCCTTAAAATTCAACATACTATAAATGTTATCGAATTCATCTCTTATTAGTTTTTTAATTCTGTCTGGTACTTCAACTGCATCGAGGTTCAACTCAAGAGTTTGTTTCATTTCGCTAGCAGTAATTGATTCGTTGACAATGTCCTCAATGGCGTTGTCAACTTCTGGATGCATCGCGTTTCCGCGATATTTCATAATCAATTGATAGTTATCTTTTGAATCGTCGCCGTCAAGATTTAGGTACTGACCATAATGTGTACCTGAAGCGGTGGCGTAACTACCACCTTCGTCATCGCGCGGCGGAACGATAGAAGGTAATTTCTTATCTTCTTCTTTTTTGCTCGCTCTCTTAATTTCAAATCCAAAGAGTTTAATACCCTCTGCACCTGGATTAGCTTGTTCTGCCATATTCACATCCTAATTAATAAAGGAGAGCCAAGCCTTTCTCGGCTCTCCTACTATTTATCTTAGCTGGTTGTGTTTGATTCCCAATACTGATATGACCATGTGCATGTGAATCTTTCGATGTTATCGTTGTCTGCGTATGAGACAGCGATTTCTGAAAGATCCTGTGGAAATGCACCACGGAAAGTATAGGTTTTCAACACTGTGCTGTCGCGATCAAGCTGTTCAACTTTAAGATCTGCTTCGTATGCAATCGGTGTATTTAAACCGGTATTCGCTGAATGAGCATTAATACCATTCATCCACCTTTCGATCGAGTTACGAATTGCAAAGTCTGTGTCATTGATGATCGTAGTTGTCCATTCCGCAAATGTACGATCGCCAGCCATTTTTAGCTGACGTCCACGGAAAGGCATAATGATCTGACCCATTGTTGATGCTGGTAGCGCAGCTGCTTCACAAAGAAACGATGTGAGTTCAGGATCGCCATTAGCAAACCCTGGATAGTTGATCGTTACTTTAAAGAGATTAGGACGTGCGCCTCCACCTCTTAGCTTTGATTTAAAATCATCTACTCCTAGAATAGCCATTGTTTACCTCCTTACACCGTGCCTACGACTTCTTCGAAGTCAACACCGGTACGAACAGCAACAAAGTTTAGAGTGACGAAGTTGATTGAACGAGCTGGCTTAATAAAGATATTAGCGATAAACTCGTTACGATCGATTACAGCTCCTGTATTGTTTGTTTCATCGCAAACAACTTTAAAGTCTGTAATACCTCGACGTCCTTTGACTTCACGAAGTACTGGTTCAACAATGTTGACGAACTCAGCTCGAGTAAACTCATCGTTAAACTCGAACATAAC